CCGTTCGAGCAGGTGGCCGAGGCTGCTGCCGCCGGCCGACTCACCGACCTCATCCTCCGCGACCTCCCCGAGGTCACGGCAGAGGATCCAGCTCCCGAGCCCCCGTGCGAAACACCGGGCGAGGAAGCGCAGACGGCCAGACGGGGCCGCAAGAACCCGTCGTTCAGCTGACCCGCGCGCAACGCCGTCGGCACCTGTTCCCATCTCACTCGCCGTGGACGCTGACGCGCCCGGCACGTCCCCGAAAGGGTTCCCCCATGAACGAGCTGCAGAAGCTCCACGAGGCCCGTCAGCGGGCCTGGGCCGCGATGCGCGCCCTGTCCGACTCCGTCGCCGCCGAGGACCGCGAGTTCTCCGGTGAGGAGGAGCAGTCCTGGCAGAAGGCGAACGCCGAGATCGAGGCGATGGACGCACGGATCGCCGTGCTCCTCGACGCCGAGAAGCGGACCGCCGACATCGAGGCCGCGATGGCCAAGTTCGGCCCGGTCGACGCCCCCGAGGCGCCGGTCGCCGAGCTGTCCGTCGAGGACGAGCTGCGCGCCCTGGGCCGCGGCGAGCTGCGCACCGTGGCCGTCCCGTTCGAGTCCCGCGACCTCACCAAGGGCACCGCGACCGCCGGCGGCAACACCGTGCCGACGAGCTTCGCCAGCTCCGTGTGGGAGCACATGATCGAGGTGTCGGCCATCCTCCAGGCGGGCGCCACGATCATCACCACGGCGAGCGGTGAGAACCTGGAGATCCCGGTGACCACGGCGCACTCCTCGGGTGCGCTCATCACCGAGGGCTCGACCCTCACCGAGTCGGACCCGGCGTTCGCGAAGCGGACCCTCGGCGCCTACAAGTACGGGCTCAGCATCCAGGTCTCCTCCGAGCTGGTCGCCGACACCGGCTTCGACCTGTTGGGCTACCTCGCCCGCCAGGCCGGTCGCGCCGTCGGCAACGCCCTCGGCACCGACCTGGTGACCGGCAACGCGTCGAGCAAGCCGTCGGGCATCGTGCAGACCGCGACCACCGGCGTCACCGGTGCCACCACCGGCGCCTCCGGTGCGTTCACCGCCGACGAGCTGATCGACCTCTACTACTCGGTCATCTCCCCCTACCGGGCTTCGACGTCGTGCGCCTGGATCATGCGGGACGCCACCGTCGCTCGGGTGCGGAAGCTGAAGGGCTCCGACAACAACTACCTGTGGCAGCCGGGCCTGACCGTGGGTGCGCCGGACCTGCTCCTCGGCAAGCCGGTGTACACCGACCCGAACGTGGCCGCAGTGGCGACCTCGGCGAAGTCGGTCATCTTCGGCGACATCGCCGCCTACCACGTCCGTCTCGCCGGCGGCGTCCGCTTCGAGCGGTCGGACGACTTCGCCTTCCAGAGCGACCTCGTCACGTTCCGGGCGATCGTGCGGGGTGACGGCATCCTCGCCGATCAGACGGGCGCCGTGAAGGTGTTCGTCGGGGCCGCGACCTGACCCTGACGGTCTGACCGTCTGACGTGAAGGGCGGGGACCTCGGTCCCCGCCCCGATCGTCGCCACCCACAACCAGAAGGAGTCTCGCGGTGCGCGTGACGATGAGGGCTCGCATCGCGGGCACCCGCAACGGAGTCGACTGGCCCGCTCCCGGCGAGTCCATCGACCTCCCCCAGGACGAAGCCGAACTCCTCGTCGCGAACGGTCTCGCCGTCGCCGACGAGTCGAAGCCGGCCAAGAAGGCTGCCGTCGAGTCTGCTGCCGTCGAGGCGCCGGAGACCGCGGCCACCAGCAAGCCGCGCGCCCGTCGGGCCGCAGCGCCGAAGGACTGACCGCCGTGACGGTCGTCGCCGACGAACAGATCCTCGTCGGCACGGCCGCGACCATCACCGGCCGGTTCTACGACCAGGACGGCGACCTGGCCGAGCCTGCGGGCACGGTCACCGTCGGTGTCGTCGACGAGGCCGGGGCGACGGTCGTCGCTGCCGGGACTGCGACGACCACAGGCTCGACCGGTGTGCGCACCTACACGCTCAGCGCGTCGGCGACGTCGGAGCCGAGGGTGCTGGTGGCGTCGTGGACGACCGGCACGGTGACGGTGACGACACGGGTCGAGGTGGTCGGCGGGTTCTACGCGTCGGTCCGACAGGTTCGTGATTCCGACCCGGTGCTCGACGACCCGCGGAAGTACTCCTCGGCGCAGATCGTCGTGGCTCGCCGTGCGGTCGAGCGTGAGTTCGAGGACTACTGCGGGGTGGCGTTCGTGCCCCGGTACCGGCGTGTCCGGCTGGACGGCACCGGCCGTTACGAGCTGGTCCTGCCGGACGCCGAGCTGCGCTCGGTGCGCTCGGTGCGTGAGTACGACGAGGACAACGCCTTCGAGGCGTACACGGGGACGGAACTGGCGGCGATCCCAGCGAGTCGAGCAGGTGTCGCTGTGCGCACGGACGGCGAAATCTTTGAGCGTGGACGCTCGAACATCGTCGTCGAGTACGAGCACGGCTACGACCGGCCCCCAGCTGACGTCCTGGAGGCGTTCATGCTGCGGGTGCGGGACGTGTTGAACCGGTCGAACCGGGGCGTCCCGGATCGGGCGACGACGTTCACCTCCGACGTGGGCGGCACCTACTCGCTGCTCGTCGCCGGCCGTGGCGGGTCGATCACCGGCATCCCCGACGTGGACGTCGTGTTGAAGCGTTACGCTCGTCGCATCCCAGGAATCGGGTGACGGTGGCGACGTCGACGGTGCCGGCTGTCGTCTCGGCGCTCCACCAGCTGCTCATCGAAGCCGACTGGCCGGTCCGTGTCCCGTCGGTGACAGTCGGTCTGCCACGCCAGGCCGAACGGGAGATGGTGATTCTCGGCGACGTTGTCGGCGACCAGGAGTGGGCTGCGATCGGTGGCTCACGTCGCGACGAGGACTACACGCTCGACCTGTACGTCGTGGTGCTGTGGCCGGGCTACACGCAGCTGGAGGCGCTGAGCCGGGCGTGGGAGCTGTTCGCTGTCGTCGAGGACGTCGTGCGATCAAACGTCGGCGCTGGCGGGACCGGCGTCATGTTCTCGGAGATGAAGCGTCCGTCGGGTGCGACGAGCGTCGACGACGAGGGCTACGCGTATCAAATCACCTCGGGTGTGCGCACCCGAGCCCGAATCTGAGGAGCGCCCGATGGAGGCCACCTACACCGGACAGGACGACGAGCGCGAGGTGGTGAGCCTCGGGCGTACCTGGCTCGTCAAGAACGGCGAGACCGTCGACCTGCCCGACGACGTCGCTGCCGGCCTCGACGGTCAGGACGGCTGGACCGTGACCGCACCCAAGACCCCCGGCCGTAAGGCCACGACCACGAAGGACGGCGACAAGTGAGCGGCTTCCTCGGACAGCTCGGCGTCAAGGCCGAGACCACCTACGGCACCGGCGTGACCGTCGACCGGTTCTTCGAGTTCGACTCGGAGAGCATCGCGGTCGAGGTCGGGCGAGTCGAGTCCAGCGGCATCCGTGCCGGGACGCGGGCGATGCGCTCGGATCGACGTGTCCCGTACATGATGGGCGCCGGCGGGTCGGTCAGCTTCTCGGTCCTCTCCAAGGGGTTCGGCTTCTGGCTCGCCCAGTCGCTCGGCACGGTCGCCACGACCGGCCCGGCAGAGACGACCGTCTACACCCACACCGGCACGGTCGGCTCGCTCACCGGCGACTTCTTCACCGCGCAGGTCGGCGTGCCTCAGGCGAGCGGGGCAACCATCACCCCGAAGACGTGCACGGGCGGCAAGGTCAAGAGCTTCGAGCTGTCCTGCGCAGCGGGTGAGCCCCTGTCGTTCTCGGCCGACTGCGACTTCCAGAACATCGAGCACTCGACAACCCTGGCGACGGCGTCCTACCCGGCGTCGACGGAGCTGCTGACGTTCGTCGGTGGCAGCGTCACCGTCGGCGGCACGGCCGTCGAGGTGCGATCCTTCAACGTCAAGGTTGACAACGGGCTGGCGACCGACCGTCGCTTCATCCGGTCGAGCGCCCTGAAGAAGGAACCGGTCGAGGCCGGCCACCGGAAGATCGACGTGGAGCTGGGCCTCGACTTCGAGTCGACCACCCACCAAGACCGGGTGCTGGCCGCGACGGCTGCGGGTGCGCAGGCTGCGGTGGTGCTCACCTGCTCGGGGCTCACGACGATCGGCTCGACGCTGAAGCCGGCCCTGACGATCACGATGCCCGTCGTCATGTTCGACGGCGACACCCCGACGGTCGGTGGACCCGACCTGGTGTCGGAGTCGATCAAGGGCATGGCGCTGCAGAACGCCGCGGGCGACTCGCCCATCAGCATCGCCTACCGGACGCTCGACACGACGCCGTAACAGGTGGCGACGAACCGGTCCGGCTCCATCAAGATTCGCGGGCTGAAGGAGCTGCGCGCGGAGCTGAAAGAGCTGGAGAACGCCAAGGAGTTCGAAACCGAACTGAAAGACGTTCACCACCGGATCGCCCTCATGATCGAGGCGAAGGCGTCGCCGAAGCTCGCTCGGATCAAGGGCGGGATGGGGTCGGCTGCGGCCGGCACCCTGTCGGCACGCAGAAGCGTCACGGGTGCCCAGGTCAGCCTCGGTGGCGGCGACGTCCCGTGGGCGCTGGGTGTCGAGTTCGGGGCGAAGCAGAACCTCCGACGGATCGTGAAGAACACCCGGAAGTACCGGGGCGTCGACCTGAACGTCGGGAAGCGACGCATCCGTGAGGGTGGCCGAGCGACGATCGTCCGCGACGACGAGGACCTCGACCAGGTCCTCGGGCGTATCCGTTCGCAGACAATCGACTTCAGCCGGAAGAACACCGCGAAGCGGTTCCGTGGGATGGGTGCGTTCGGAGTGGACGCAGCGACCTACAGCACCGGTCGACGCGCCGGGCAGAACATCGTGATCCGAGGATGGAACCAGTTCCTGCCGTGGCGTGGGATCGGCGAAGGCGCCGGCTACGCAATCTTCCCGACGATCCGTGACAGTCAGGACGAGATCGCGCGCATGTACGAGGAGGAAGTGGGCCGGATCACGGCCCGAGCTTTCCCCGACTGACCACGGAAGCATGGGAGGCAGCTTGTGGTGATGGTGCAGACAGTCGACCCGTTCAGGGTCCGTGTCGACGGTGTCGAGGTCGAGGTCGACCATCGGACGTTCACGCTCGCCGAGCGGCGTGCGTCGAGGGCTGCGGTGATGCAGCTGTCCGACGGGAACGACCTGGTCCCAGACGAGGCCGACGCACTCGGCGCGCTGGTGTGGGTGGTGCTGCGACGCTCGACCCCGGACCTGACGTTCGACGAGGTGCTGGAGTCGTTGACTCTCGGCGACCTCGCTGACGCCGAACCGGTGAACGTCGCCGAACTCGAAGACCGGGACGACGACCCGGAAGCGTGAGGCGGGCCATCGCTTCGGCGTGGCCCGCCTTGTCGCGCGTCTACGGGCTGCACCCGTGGGACGTTGAACGACTGACCCCCGACGAGCTGCGCGCCTACCTGGGCGCCCTCGCCGACCTGTAGACCCCTGAGGACGTGTCGTGGCCGGAGCCCGGAAGCTCATCATCGAGATTCTCGGCAACGCGAAGGACGCGGCCAGCGCGTTCGCCGACGTCCGCAGGGACTCCGAGAAGGCCGAGGAGCGTCTGTCGTCGTTCGGGACGACAGCGATCGGGGCCGGTGTCGCCATCGCCGGCGGCCTGGCGTTCGCGGTCACCCAGTTCGTCGAGGCTGACCGGGCGTCGCAGAAGCTCGACAACTCGGCGCGCAACGCCGCGGCCTCGGCGAAGATCAACGCCGCAGCGTTGCGGGATGTCGCCCAGGCGACGCAGTCGAAGACGGCAGCCGACGGGGACGCCCTCGTCGCTGGTCAGGCGACGCTCGTCCAGTTCGGGGCGACGCAGGACCAGACCGTAGCCCT